CCCAGCCAAGTTTAATTACTAATATGTCAGACTCACTAACTACAGCAGTTTTTACCACACGCTCTAGCAGTGAAACCGGCGCATTGTTATAATAAAACACAGTGGCACTACCGCTTATGGTTCTAAGCCCTGGAACATAGCTGCGGTCACTTTCGGTTAATACTGTGGTTTCAAGCGTATCAACCGTGGCAGATACGCTCCAGTTACTGACTTTTGCAATTGGTGTTGCGACGTTGTTGGCTACTAATGACAGACTGCCATCTTTGCCGCTGTAGTAGGTCATGAGTCAAGCACTCCAATTAGTTTTACCGTAACGGACATGCGGCCACTTTTTACGCTATTGAACTGCGGTGGCTCCGCATAACGGTATCTTAGCCCAAATGGAGCAGCGCTATAACGATTGGATGCGCTAGTGCTTTCATCATTTACATGAAATGTTTCATTGCCACTTTTAGGTTTTTGTGGTAACCCAAAATAATACAACGTTCCGTTACAAGCTAAATAATGATCATGGATAAGAGCAGCATCCGTTTCAGTAATATTGCTATATTCTAAATCTATCGTTTTGTCAAATGCTTTATTGCCGTATTGCACCCGTGATTCAACACCGCTTTGCGAACGAAAAACCTTACTGGCAAAATCACCAGGCGACATTGACCGTGCTGTAGGCACAAGGTCTGGGAAATTAGGGCCTGCGGTGCTCATTGTTCGTTTTGTATCGTAAACAGTGCGTCGTCCATGTTTAAATACGTAATCCTGCCATCATCAGGCATCAGTGGTACATGGCTACCAGTTATTTCCACCATCCCCTCCTCATCATAAGCGATTTGCTCTGCCTTGTATAAACGGTTGCTGGTCGTGTCATTATATTCCGTAAACACACTATTGGCAAATTCAGGCGTTGTTTTGCCTGTAGCGCCAATTACCATCGACCGCTCCTCCACTTGCATCATGCCGGAACGCCAGAAATAAACGGTATAGGTGCCAGCCGCCATTGGGCTACTAGATACCACAGTGCCATCTTCTAATACGTAACCATTCTGGAATCGCTCTACATGCCTGGCTTGGCTTGACACCCTAAAATATTGCCCTGGCTGTAAGGCCAAACCACTAGGTAAAGTTTTAAATGCTATTACATGCGTTACATGGAATCTAATGTTAATTAATAACTTTGCAAATTGTATGGCGTGATCTGCGCTAGTGCAAAAACCTGTGAAATCTATAGCCTCAACTTGTGGATTATCTGTTCCAACGCGACTTACTAAAATATTGCGAGTTTCAGCAAATCCGTTCTCCACCTCATCACGCAACGTAACTAATATCTGCGGTGCTTTACGTTGCTCCGCAGGATACCAATTCACGCTAAGCGAATCCTCGATAATATTGCCATCAGTAAATAAAGCGGATATTACTGGCTTGCGATTATACGCACCAGCTAATGTGTAACCGTTTAAATCCGACCCTTTCACTACCGGAAATGTTGGCTGTAGCGATAACTTGCCGCCGAGCACCATAAAATCTAAGAAGAAGTATTGTGCATTCTCATGGCCCCAATCTCTGATATTTACTGGTGCTGATAACACACCATCCCAGTAGAAGTTATTTGCTAGGCATACTTTACAGCCTTCCGCAAAGCCATCCCAGTCGATCATGGTCGTAGGCATCAAGCTAGATGTAGCCACAAGGTGGTATAAAATTTCTGGGTATAAGTTTGATGCAGCTTCAACCGCAGTACTGGTTACGTCGTAGGTATTGCCGTTGGCTTCATTTATTATCTTACGTATTTTGCAACCTTGCTTGGCATAATACGTAAAGTTATTAAAGCTGCTCCATTCTTTGCCGCTACGCAATTGCAAGCCAAGTAGCGTCATCTCTTCATACTTAGGAGCATATGAAACAGTATTATCATTAAAAGTTAAAAAGTTTTGTCGCTGCTCGTTTACGTAAACAATTTGGTGTTCAGGGCCTGCCTCATGGCTTCCTTCCTGCCCGTCATTCATATATACATCAGCAACCGCATCGAATGGCTCCTCAATCCTTTGCACAATATCCGGGGAAGCCACATCAGTGATTGTAATTTGCGGTAGATTGATGGTATTGCTGACTACAGTAATTCGATCATTTACCTTATAATTTGCACCACCATTAACAATTGATAACCCAGCAATATATGTTGTTAAAGCTGCGTATGTAACGTAAATGCGCGTTAATATTGTGCCATTGTATGGTGTTGCAAATCCGTTAGGTTTGCTTACCGTATATTCACCATTAGGTGGTATAAAACTGGCGTTTGAAGATTCGTCATAACTACTAGAATCACTAATTATCGTAACTATTGAACTTGCTAAATTTTGATTGACCCATAACAATGGTTTTCCCCATCCTTCATCGTCATCGTATGGATAGCCATTAGCAACTCGTATCCCGTAGCCAGTACCAAAATACCCATATGTCGCAAGGGATGTAGCTCTTAAAGTAAGTCTTACTATAATAAAATGAGTGCCATTGCCACCTCCAGGTAATGGCGTTACGTTGGTAAATTGTACATCTGCTGTATATGTTTGGCCTTCGTAGCTAGGCTCTGGAGCGCCCATGATGCCCATATGCAGCCATCGTGGTGCCATGCCTACCAATACTGTTCCTGATGGGCTGAAATCTGGCTTAGGGGAACTCTCCACCCTAACTGTCAACCCTGAGCCTGATCCTCCAGTTGTAGCAAAAGTGGTGGGGTTTAAGGCATTATTTGCTGAGTATGCTATCGGTGTAAATCCTGTTACTAAACCTTGGGTTGGTTTGCCACCATAAAACATTACTTCATTGGTTGCAGTTCCTTGCGTTATTCTTTCTAGATGACCCTTAAAAGAAACTTGAAAGGCGCCTATAGTGCTATTTTGCACTGTGTATTCTTGCGCTGAACCTGTCCTTGAATCTAATATACATAAGGGATTGCCAGTTTGAAATTGATTTGCAAGATATTGGCCGCCACTTACTGGTCTGAATCTAATCTCATATTGCTTTTCAATACTGGGGAATGCAACCCGTATGAAATTAAATTGGCTTACAGGTGTTCGCCCCTTTACTGCGAATATGCCGCCTGGTTGATTTACTAATCGCACATAATCAGTACCACCTTTTTCTCTAATTTCAAGCCTAAAAAATGAATATCGCATTCCATATTCGCTGTAAGTTCCAACATTAAAATTATTGCCGCCGTTTTCAATCCTTGTTAAAGTGCTCTCATCTGGGATACTAGCAAAATTAGCAATTCCTGCAAACCGTTTATATACTTGCGACTTGATTCCAATTTCAACCTGATTTAATTTCCTTGTTGTAGTAAAATGCGCAATTGTTAATTTTGTTAATGTAGGCCCATAAGCTGGATTGTTAAAAGCTCCTAAACTTTGTTGCCTAAAATCAGCGTCATGGCAAGCAAGCCCTACATTTACTACGCGAGTTCTGCCTACATCTAAAACCTTAAATTTAAAGGTTTTTGGTTTACTGGTAGTCCATAATTCGTCAGAGCTTTCGGATATGCAAACTGCTTCCGCACCACCAACAAGGTAAGTTTCTCCTACAATAATTGTATCATCAACAGACTGCCTGTTATTATTTTCTTTAGCAATTATATCGCTGTTGCCAAATTCGCCAAACGTGCTGCTTACGTTGTCTCCAAAAACTTCAAATTGTATAATATCACCTACTGCCACATCAAGGTCTAAATGTCTTTGATTGCTAGGCTCTGATTTGCCTTCCACCCGCATAATGCCTGTTCGCGATGCGAATAATGATTCAACCTTATATTTCTCTTGCACTGCTGCATTTTTTGTCGCAAGTTTCTTTTGATATTCTTCGGTATCTCTTGCATATAATTCAAAATTAAATTGAAATATTGGCTCAGGTGGATTAACGTCTCTGACACGTTTATAAGGCAACTTAAACCCTTGCGCATTACGCAATGGTTCTGATATGCCAAATGTTGCCATGGTAGATGGTATCCGCACTCCGCTAAATATTGGTTGCATATTATTATTAGTTTTTAATTCTGCTAGAAATACATCACTTGCATCGCGTGGCTGTAATAAATCTGCTGCATTTACGCCGGAAGGCACTATTCTATTATTAATATCTATGCGCTTAGCTAAAGGCCCGTCATTCCTGAAATAAACGGCTAATTTACTGGCTTGATAGCCACGTAATAAGCTATCGCCAATCCCCATCCCGTCAAAATCTGGTTGTGATGCCAGCTCACCACCATTAGCTAGGAATATTGCTAACAGTTCCTGTCCATCACCTTTGCTTAATAATTGCGACCACAATAGTTTTGTTTCTACTCTTACGCCGCCGTAGTTGTTGCGACGATTAGCAAATACCAATTGCATTGACTCGCCAAGTCGTGCAAGCGGTTGTACTGAAGTGAAGCCATCGACATTGGTAAACCGATTAGAGCCATTGACGCTGGCGCCGCTTACATCCGCGCCACGCTGCTCTTGCTGTTGTTGCTGCGCTGGATCAGTTTGCTTGGGCAGCTTTGGCTTTGGTGCCATTGCTGACGCTGCAATATTTAAACCAACCCCAACAACGCTAAGAACAATGGGTGTAATAACAGGATCACACACAATATTTGGCACATGGTCATATGCTGGATCGCGCTCAGGTCGGTAATTTGCCACCTCATTTGCGTACCAGTTATACTCTTCAATCGTCAGCCCTAAAGTATCAATTAGCTGCTTTTCCCATGGCAATATCGCGCCTCGTATTTGACGGACGGGGACCATATCACCCGGTTGTTTTGTGCGCTGCAATGAAGCCATCCGGTGTCGTAGAAAACAGCTAGTCCAAAACTGTCAACAGCTTGCACTAACGCAATAATACCAG